ATTTTGGAACATTTTAAGGATTAGGAGAAACAAATGGCATTACGTCTACGAAGAGGACTAGAGGCGCTAAGAACATCAATTACGCCAGCAGAAGGCGAAATAATCTATACCACTGACAGTAAAAGACTGTACGTTGGCGACGGATTAACCGCCGGAGGTAATGGTGTAAGTGCTCCTGTTAGCAGTGTTAACGGTAAGGTTGGCGCGGTACAGTTGGTCAGCGATGACTTACCTGAAGGTACTAATAAATTATTTTATACAGATGAACGTGCGCAAGATGCTGCCTGGACTCTGTTCAACCACGGACTTCATCAAAATATTTCGTTTACCTACGACGATAACAACAATAGAATTGTAGCAACTTCACAACCTACATTTACTTCTGAAAATGCAATTGATACTATTGCCAATGTCCTAGTCAATAGTCCCCACACCGGAATAACGTTTGCACACAATGACAGTCTCGATCAAATTAGTGCAACTGTTACAGCCGCAGGCGAATCATTTAAGACTATTGTAGTTGACCCTAAATTACATATAAGTGTGATTTCAGCAGGTTCTGGTTATACCAGTATTCCAAATGTAACATTATCTGCTCCTCCTCCTGGCGGAACTCAAGCAACTGCTCAAGCAGATCTGGCTCCTACGTTTATTGCCAACGTTAAAATTATCAACGGCGGTGCTAATTATAGTCAGGGTATGATACTAGGGTGTTCAGCTCCTGGTGCTGAAAGAGCTAATGCTTCAATTGTTACTGATGCCAATGGAACAATTACACAAATTACAACAACTAATCCAGGAAATGGTTTTACCGACATACCTCTAGTAGTAGAAGTTAAACCAGCAGCTGCCACTGCAACTTATGTATCTGGTGGATTAACTACAACTATTGTTGTTAGTAGTATTATCAACACAATCTATGTTGGTATGACTGTAACTGGAACAGGTTTTAGTAGCGGACAAAAAGTTACAGCAGTAAGCGGAAATACCATAACTTTATCAGCTGGTGCTAATAGTTTACCGTCTGGCACATTAACTTTTACAGATATTGGTACAGGCGCACAGTATGAAGCAGTTCTATCAGCTACTACTGTTCAAGAAATAAATGTTACCAATCCCGGTTCTGGATATCTTAGCAATCCAACAGTTACCGTAGCAGTACCAAGTACATTTACTTTTAATGCGGCTTCGGCAGTTAACACAACGGCAAATACTATTACTATTTTAGATCATCCGTACCAAACAGGTAACAGCGTAATTTATACCGCAGTGGGCGGTGCAGCCGTTGGCGGACTTATGTCGGGTGATACTTATTTTGTTATCAAAGTAGATGGCGATACATTTAGATTAGCATCTACTGTTGCTAACGCTTTGATAGGAACACCATTAGATTTAACTTCAACTAGTACAGGTAATCACACAGTTAGAGGAATACAAGCAGCTGGCTCAGCAGTAAGTTCTTCAGACGTAGTAGCTGATAGTCCAACAGATACACTTACCTTTGCAGCCGGCGGTGATATTATTATTACCAGCAACTTAAACAATGATACAATTACTATCAGTAATAAAAATAACGGAAAAGTTTTATTTGGATCTGCTGGCCAAATAGCATTTTATCCTGATAGCAGTAACGCCGTAGATGCAGTGGGTTCAACATTAACCTATAGACCACCAAATTCAGATGGTGCTAACAACGGTGCTTTAGTTGTTAACGGTCAAATTGTTTTTGAAAATTTACAGCCAAAAATTTATTCAATGAATGGCACACTTACACTGGCATCAACACAAGCAGGTGGTTTTGTTGAAGTTGGTGATCGTGATTACAGCGGTCGTTTTGGTGTAGTCAGCAACGAATATATTGCAAACAATGGTGCTCAATTTAAAGTACAACAGGCACACAATACCACAGATGCTAACAATACCAGCTTTATTAGAGCACGTGGTACTGTTGATTTGCCAACTGCATGCCTGCCTGGAGATAAGTCAGGTGACATGATTTTCCAAGCTCATGACGGTTTAAATTATCTAACACATGCGGCAATTAGTGCAGTAGTTGACGGACCTTATACTAGCAGTTCTAATAGAATGCCCGGACGTCTTGACTTCTATACTAGAAGTGCAACAGAAACGTTAGCAAACTTAGTTCTAAGACTTAAAGGCGACAAGAATGCAGAATTTAGTGGCACAGTTACAGCAACAAGTTTCATCGGTAGTGGTGCTTCATTAACTGGTCTTCCTGTAAATTCTATTGTTGCAGGTGGCGGTATTAGTGTTGTTAATAATTCAGGTGCTATTACAATTACTGCTACTGGCAGTAATATTCCAGATGTGGTCGTAACATCTGGTTCATATGCTAACCCAAGTTGGATTACTAGTTTATCAGAAACTAAAGTACTACCAAGTCAGTCTGGTAATAATGGAAAATATCTAACTTCTAATGGTACTAGCACTAGTTGGGCAGATTTTCCAGCAGGTGGTGGACTAGTTGCAAGAGGTAGCCTTGCAGGAACAACTGCAAGTATAGCCAACGGAGCAACTGGCAACGTAAACATTACTGGCTATAAGGGATATGCACTTCTCAAGATACAGACTTCAGCGGCTGCTTGGGTCAGAGTTTATGTCAGCAATGCTGCCAGAACGGCAGATGCTGCCAGAACAGAAGGAGTTGATCCGTTACCAGATGCTGGTGTAATAGCTGAAGTTATTACTACGGGAGCGCAGACAGTATTGATTGCACCAGGAGCATTTGGTTATAATAACGAAGCTCCTGTTACAAACATTATTCCAATTGCAGTTACAAATAAGAGTGGATCTACAGGAACAATTACAGTAACATTATCTGCTGTACAACTAGAGGTTTAATATGGCAAAGCTGGTATATGAGTATATCGTCACGCTACATAATGCTAGCGACTTAGATGCGTTCTATGAAGAAATGGCAGCACCAGCTGACGGCATACCATCGCACATACCTGATAGAGAAGTAGAATGTGCTGCTCTAAGGCCCCTAAGTAGAAATACTCATTACATAATGACCGAGGATGAAGCTGAAAAATTACGTCAAGATCCTCGAGTTAAATTAGTAGAACTTGCTCCTGCTGAGAGAGGAATAAGTGCAGGAACATTTTTAGAACAAAGTAGTTTAAGTTGGAACAAATCATCTACTATCAATTCACTACATAAAAATTGGGGATTGTTAAGATGCGTTAGAGAAGATAATATTCCTAACTGGGGATCTGACTCTACTACAACAGTTAGCGGAACAATCACATTAACTAGTACAGGAAAAAATGTCGACGTAGTTATATGCGATGAAAATGGTATTGTTTGGAATCATCCCGAGTATGCTGTCAATGCAGACGGCACTAGTGGGACAAGAGCTGTAGAGTATAATTGGTATCAACACAATCCTGAAGTAACTGGCGGAGCTCCTGGGACTTATACCTACGGAACTGGCAGTCACTCAACACACGTTGCCGGCACAGTAGCAGGCAACACACAAGGTTGGGCACGTGATGCCAACATTTATAACCTGTATTACGATACTGGTAATAGTGGAAACTTTAGCCTAGTGTTTGATTACGTAAGAGCATTTCACAGAAACAAACCTATCAATCCTGCTACAGGAAGAAAAAATCCAACAATTATCAATAACAGTTGGGGACAAAGTATATTCCCCAGTGAGTGGTCATTCAACGATATTACCGCAGTAACTTATAGAGGTACTAGATATACGCCGGCTGGTAGTCCAACTATTGTTTATACTGGTTTTAGCGGTGTGTGTAATTCAAGTACTAAATTAGGAAATATTCTTAATCTTGAAAACGGTGGTAATAGAATTGTTACCACATCAGCTGTAAACAATTTAATTATTACTAAACCAGCAACTTGGGCTATAGATGCAGAAGGTAATCAAGCCTATTTGACATCATTTGATAGACCTGCAGAAAACTACGAAGTAGATGTGCAAGGCCCTTGTACAGTAGACTTAATTAGTCAACTAAGCGGTGGATCGTTAGGCGGTGACGGTATTACTACTCTAGCCAATGCTGTTACTATCATCTATAATCAAGCAGTTGTACAACAATTCAGTGATGGTCCTAGAGCTGATACTTCAGATCCGAACGACGATGTTTCAGTAAACATCTCACAAACTAATATTTCATTACCTAATACAGGTGTTTACACCATTGTGTTTACAAGTAGTATCGTAGAAACTGGTAATGTAGGAGATCCAATATATGCTACTGCTATGAGTTGCAGAGCTAGGTCTACTTCCAGTAGCGTAACTACATCATCAATCCCTAGTAATTTACTAGGAGCCGCTAGTCTCACAGCTTCTACCACCCCAACTGACGTAGCTGGTAATACTACTAATCCAAACGATGATGCATACTGGCGTTTGACTTTACCATTTAACATTAGTTTTCTTGGTACGACCTATAATCAAATCTATGTCAGTACTAATCACTATCTGACATTCGGTGGTGGATCGTTTGTCTACAGCGGTATTAGTGAAAGCGTCCCAGCATTGCCAAAAATTTGTGCCAGTGCCGCAGACAATTCTGTTCAAAGAATTTATTACGGTGTAGAAGGTACTGCACCAAACAGAACATATCGTGTTAGAACAGAAGGCAATGCCGCAACTAGTGGTACACTTGGATCGCCTAATATGGTACACGAATGGACATTCTATGAAAATGATCCAGGCAAAATTGATTTACAAACAGGTGTAAACAATAGAAAAACAAGTTCAGGTGGCGGAACATTTACTAGCTCACAACTTTACGATTGGGGGTTTGTCAGCGGACAACGTATTCCAGCAAGAGTAACTGCGTGTGACGAAGACATTATTGATGCCATGAACGAAGGCATTATATTTGTTGGGGCGGCAGGAAACGGCCGCTGGAAACATGATGTGCCGGGCGGCGCTGATTGGGACAATAGCTTTGAAATGAATAACAGGTACCCGGGTCAAATATTTTATTATATGCGAGGTACTAGTCCAACCGCTAACGATCTAGGTATGCCAAACATCTGTGTTGGAGCGACAGACGTCCTAGCAGTGGATCAAAAAAGTTACTATAGTGATTGCGGTCCAGGAGTTGATTTATATTCTCCTGGGACTCAAATTATCAGCGCCTTGCCAAGCGGCACAGCAGATCCAAGAAATGCCAGTTATTATCTAGGCAAGTATAACGGAACTAGTATGGCTAGTCCCCAAGTATGCGGAGTTATTGCCTGTGCATTAGAAACATATCCTAACATGAATCAATCAGCAGCCAAGGCTTATATTTTAGCTGCGGCTAAATCAGGAAAATTAACTGCTACTAGCGGTGGATCTCAAGATATTAGAGATCTACAAGGCGGTGCTAATTTACATTTATATTACAAAAAAGAAAGAGCTACTACAGGAACAGCATTCCCTAAACAGGCAATTGGAGTTAGACCTGCAACAGGAGCAACATATCCAAGACCAAGATTGCGTAGAAGAGGTTAATTATGCTTGATATTTGGACACAATCTTCAGGTTACAGTTTTGGAACGTTCACTGAACGTCTGCAGATAAATCTGCCGCTACCTGTAAGTACAGTTCCTCCCAACACTACTTTTAAAGTAATATCTGGTGCTTTACCACCGGGACTAAGAATTGAAAATCAAAACATTATAGGAACTCCTGGTGAAGTTCCTCGCGATACAACTTATTCATTTTGTGTAAGAGCTAGTAGAGGCAACGATATTAGCGATAGAACATTTTTAATAAATGTACAAGGTCCAGACGAGCCAAAATTTATAACACCAGCTGGACAATTAAGAATTGGAGAGAATGAACAACTATATGTTTTAGACAGTAGTTTTGTTGATTTTCAAATCGGTGCTATAGATACAGATACTGTTACTGGACAGCAACTCAGCTTTTTTATTGCCAGCGATGAAGGTGAACTTCCTCCAGGTCTATTGTTAACACAAACTGGAAGAATTACAGGATTTGTACAGCCTGCACTAAGCATTAAAGTTGCAGACGGTGACGGAAGTTACGATAACAGTTACTATGACAAAGTTGCCTACGACTTTGGCTACAGACCTACTAATGGTTACGACAGCTATATCTATGATATAGTGTTTTACGATTTTAGTTTACCTAGCAAACCTCCAAAGAAATTGAATAGAAACTACGAATTCATCGTAACCATTACAGATGGGGATAATATTGCTAAACGAAAATTTAGAATATTTGTTGTTGGTGACGATTACTTCCGTGCAGACAACGTAGGATTCCCTGTTAACAGTGGTCTGTTCACTGCCGATGTACAATATCTAAGAAAACCAATTTGGACTACTCCTGCATACTTGGGAGTACGTAGAGCCAACAACTATGTTAGTTTTATTCTAGATACTTACGAGGCATTGACTTCTGGTATTGTTATCTACAGTATGACCGATGAAGAGATTGCTAAGTTACCGCCAGGTATGCAATTTGATCCTACAACGTCTGAAGTGTTTGGAACTATTCCTTATCAGCCAGCTGTGACTAAACAGTATAGCTGGACTATTGTAGCAACTAGATACGGAACTAACGATGATGTAGTAACAACTGAAAGAACTTTTTATGTAGACGTTATCGGTGAAATTGATAGTGTAATAACATGGCAAACTGACGCTAGTCTTGGCATTATTGATGCTAACTACGTGTCTACTCTCAAGTTACAAGCCACTAGTACTGTTCAAGATGCTATTGTTGTCTATACAGTACAAAACGGTGAGCTGCCGGTAACAGTTAATATAAATCCAGCAACATCAAACACCATAGCATCAGGTTGTGCTGATTCTAAATTTAACACCACACTTAATTTAGGTCCAGTATTGAATGGTAAAAACAGTTACGTCAATGGCAATAAGAGTCTAACATGGAACGGTTTTGTTTGGACTTATAGGATCACTGGTGAAGACGAATACTATAAGAGTGTACAAAATGTACAATACCCTTGGCAAATTACTGAATGGACTAGTGAATTAGGTGCTCTAGAGCCAGCACCGTCGTTTGTTCAATCAGGTGGATTAGCCAATGACGGTGAGATAGCAACCTTAACATTCCCTGAACAATTTGAAATACCGTTTAAGATTGGTTCAATGATTAAAGTTGAAGGCATGAGTGTTCCTGCATACAATGGTGTTTACTCAGTTATCAACTGTACTACTACTTCTGTTTCTTATAAAAATACAACTAGACTTCCAGCACTATCAGGAAAAGTTAGCAATAACAACGGAGGTTTCCCTCCTGGATTAATGTTAGATCTAGGCGGAGAAATAGTTGGAAAGGTAAATCAATACGGAACTAGTGAAAATCCAGGACTGATAACGTTTGATCAAAATGCATTTAGTTTAGATCAAGAATCAACTACTATTGATAGATCATATACGTTTACAGTCAAGGCTAGAGATCAGTTTGGTTTTAGCGCCACTACAAAATCTTTTAGCCTACTAGTACAGACACCAAACAATAAACTCTACAGTAACATAAGTGTTTCGCCACTACTAAAAGTCAATCAAAGAAAGTTGTGGAAAGATTTTATCACAGATAGCACTGTGTTTACACCAGAGAATATCTATAGACCAAATGATCCAAGTTTTGGCGTGCAACGAGATTTAAAGATGTTGATCTATGCAGGCATTGAGACTAAAGAAGCAGGTGCCTATGTAGGTGCGATCGGTCTCAATCATAAAAAGAAAACTTTTAGATTTGGAGAAATTAAAAAGGCAGTGGCTGTATTGCCTGGAACTAATACACAGGTATACGAAGTAGTATATGTAGAGATGTTAGATCCACTAGAACCAAATAAACGAGTATTGCCACAACGATTAAATGCACTAGGCAGACAAAACAACACCTTAACAACAGATAATACTGTAAACTTCTGGGATGGAAAAGAAAACTTGGCTAGTTTAAATCAAGATCGAGCCTATAAAGAAAGACCCGATCCAATTGTAACTATTGACAGTCAAGGGTATCTTATATCCGATCCTAGAGCGGCTACATATTTTCCTAATAGTGTAACCAACTGGAAAAGACGTATACGTACAGTGGGCAGTACAGAAAGAAATTATCTCCCATTATGGATGCGTAGCATTCAGCCTGGGGGCAAACAAGAGCTAGATTATCAGCTAGCCCTGCCAATTTGCTACTGTAAAATTGGTGGCGCAGACGATATTATTCTAAATATAAAATACAGCGGGTTCAATTTTAGAGATCTAGAGTATACTGTAGATAGATACGTAATTGACTCTGTAGAAGACTATACGCGAGATAAATATCTTGTATTCAGAAACGATAGGATAACCATATGAGCACATTAAATTACGCGGCAATTGACGAAACCTACCCTGTAGCAGGGCAGGACAATAACAGCCAGGGTTTTAGAGGCAATTTTGCTGCTATTAAAAACGCCATTGCACAAGCAGAAACAGATATTACTGCTTTAGAAACTAATACTGCTAAGAAGAATGCCAGTAACGATTTTAACGGAAATACTGTTGCTAACGCTACCTATAATAAATTCTACGGAGCTACCTATTCATTAGGTGTAATTAATACTCCACAATTTATTAACCTTAACAACGGTCCTCTACAATATGTTACCCTAGGCGCTGATACAACACTAACTTTCCAAAACTGGCCAGCAACTGGAAAGTTTGCACAGGTTAGAGTACACATGATTGGCGACGGTAATGCTATTAGAACTCCAACTATCGCAACAGAAGGCGGCGGATCTATTACATATGATGCAGATATTGTAGCTGATCCAGATATCTTAAAATTAGCAACAAACCAAAAACATAAAGTAATCGACGTTTGGACCTACAACGGCGGTGCCAAAATATTTGTTAAATTAGTCGGAACATTCTAATGCATCCATTTGTTGGTAATCTCTCTCAGATGAAAGACGGTGAGCTTGAATCTAAGATACAGGAACTGACTAAAAAGTATTTTATATCGCATAACCCAGAAGTGCGTTCACAAATTGTATCATTTTTAGATGCATACAAGGAAGAACTGCGTAGCCGTCAAGCCAAACTATGGCAAGCACAACAAGCTCAGGTAAACAATGGGCTTGACAAATTAATAAATGTCAACTAAAATGTTGACATGCGTCTAGACAAATACTCTAATCCAATCTTTTCAGAAAAAGACATACTCGAAGCTATCTATTCCGGGTATGTTTTTTCACCTAACGATACTTTCTTAGTTGAACAACGATCTGACGATATAAAACAGCTGGAAGAACAGATTGGGTTTAAATTTCTCGAACCATACGAAACTCATTTTGAAGTAAAAGACTACGATCAGGCATGTCAACAAGTTTGGAATATGCCCGACGATTATCGTACACTAGATATTGAGCAATGGATCTGGCAGCAATGTCCGCCTTGGGATCCAGAGCACTCTAGAGTAGCAGAAGAGTTAGAAGCATACAAAGCAAGAAATATGCTAGATTTGCTACGCTGGTTAAAATATTTTGTAGATACTTGCTCAAAACAAGGAGTTGTATGGGGCGTTGGGCGAGGATCAAGCGTAGCCAGTTATATTTTATACCTAATTGGCGTACACAAAATAGATAGCATCAAATATAATTTGGACTGGCAGGAATTCCTGAGATAAGTACTATTATAATCCAAGGAGATTAATATGGCAATGAAAGAACAACAAAGAACTGTTTACCGATCAATGCAAGGTAAAGAAGTTGACATGGCTAAACTAGCCTTACAAAATGAAACTACAGTTGCAGTTGGCAATGTACGTGTAAATGCACGAGGTGATGAATTAGGTCCCGGTGGTAAAATTATTAAGAAGCGCGAAGACATTCTTAAAGAATACTACCAAGATCATCCCCAAACAGTGCCAGATGAAGTGCCTGTTAGAAAACAGGTTGCAATTCAAGATATGGATCCAGAAGGTGACGAATGAACGCTGTAAAAGGTAAGATTATTCCGCTCCGCGATAATGTACTAGTATCCGACATGAACTTTGACGAGCAAAGGACTGCTTCAGGAATCATTATTAGGAGTGATAATGGAAAGACTGAGGGCATCAAGCCTAGATGGGGGCAAGTTTGGGCCATTGGCCCAGAACAAGAAGACGTCAAAGTAGGCGATTGGATTTGCGTTGAGCACGGTCGTTGGACACGTGGTATCAAAGTTGAGAATCCAGATGGAACTGAAATCACCGTAAGAATGGTCGACAACGACTGTATTATGTTACAGTCCGATGAGCGTCCAACTGACGTAGATATTAGAGACGGTATTTAAATAACTCTGTTTGAGTAAAAGGGCAGTTGACCTGCCCTTTATTTTTCTGTATAATTTAAGAAAGGAATTAATATGCAAGTAAGAGTAGATCAACTTAAAGAAGGCGGATCGCCATGCGGTTGTGGACGTTCGCCAACTGGTAAGTGCATTGGCTGGCACGGACTGACTGAAGACCAGTACAAAGAAGCACTTGAAAAGTATATGACAAACCAAGAAGACGCAAACGGAGACCCAGTGTGAACTGCCAAACGTGTAAGAAAGAATATTCTGTACTATGCGACTACAATCAAGGTAGATGCCCTAACCATCCACCTTATATAAACTCACACTCACTTAGATTTTATAATCTAGTGCAAACTATCAAAGGCTGGTTTAAATGAAAGAACTGTGGACTGAAAAATACAGACCTGATACACTAGACGGTTATGTATTTGCAGATGACCTACAGAAAGGTCAAATTGAAAGTTGGATTAAAGAAGGTTCAATCCCTCATTTGATGTTTAGTGGTAATGCAGGCGTAGGTAAAACTACTCTAGCAAAGATTCTAATTAACAAATTAGGTGTACAAGATACTGACGTTCTATTTGCTAACGGTAGTAAAGAAGGTCGTAAGATTGAATGGGTTGACAAGCTGATCGGCTTTTGTCAAACTATGCCGTTTGGCGATTTTAAAATTGTACTAATTGATGAAGCAGATTATCTAAATCCACAATCAGTACAACCAGCTTTGCGTAATCTAATGGAAGAGTACAGTCACAGTGTAAGATTTATTCTTACCTGTAACTATCCTAATAGGATTATTCCCCCGTTACATAGTCGTTGTCAGCGTCTTCATATTGAAAAGACGGATATAACTGAATTCACTGCTCGTGTTGCCACTATCCTAGTAGAAGAAAATATTGAATTTGATCTAGATACTCTAGACACTTATGTCAAAGGAACATATCCCGATCTAAGGAAATGTATTAACAATTTACAAATGCATAGTCTCAACGGAAAATTAGAAAGGCCGGATTCAGATATGGACAATAGTAGCGACTATAGAATAGCTATGGTAGATCTTTTTAAATCTGGAAAGATTTCAGAAGCTAGGAAACTTATTTGCGGACAGGCTCGTCCAGAAGAGATGGAAGAAATTTATCGCTGGCTGTACGATAATATTCAATTGTTTGGTAATGAAAGCCAACAAGATAAGGCCATACTAGTCATTAAGGACGGACTAGTAAATCACAGCCTAGTAGCTGACCCAGAAATTAATCTAGCGGCTACACTGATTCGACTCAGTCATATCTAAAAAGGGGCATTGCGCCCCTTTTTTTAATCTCCATAAACCGCTAACACCTCCTTTACGGCATTATGGCGTTCAATTTCTTTAGCAGTGAATTCTACACTGTCAATATGCTTTAACTTGCTGAACTTTTGCATTAGTTGGCAAAATTCTGATAAGCCGTTATTATCAAGTCGGTCTGCTTGATTCAGGTCACCAGTTACAACCATTTTAGAGTGTTCTCCTAGTCTGGTCAACAGCATTTTCATTTGATTCTGTGTGGCGTTTTGCATTTCA